ACCGTCTGGCGCCAACCCATTTCTTCCCAAGGGTGCGTATGTTCCGCAAGCAAAATATGAACCTGATAAAGGAGCTAAAGGCCCTCGTGGCGAGACCTTGGCTAGTGTTTCGCCAAAGATTATTGAAGAATCTATTATTGAGCCAGCGCCAAAAAACCAGGCTTCTTCTCCCTATAGCGTATTTTCTGACATTCCTGAAGACTCATATGAACGCTTGCGTTCTCAATACGCGCAAAATCCTTATCAATACGAATCAGAACAAGCACTAAAAGAACAGTTCCCTGGGGCAACCTATAAAAAATTTGATATTCCTACATATGGAAACATTGAGATTTCCGATTATGGAATAGGATTTAGAGATATTGGAAGTGGAGCGCATTATTTATTTAATAAATACTTAGAAGATGCAACGGGTAAATCCCTTCGAGCTGATTACGAAAATAGGATTTATCCAGCCATCCGTAACACTCCTTACGGCGAAGCAGCCTATAAGGCTTTAATGGAGGAGTCCAATCAAAATACTCAGGCACAACGCGCTTTAGCGCGACAATACAACTCCTTGTACAGTGGTAAACCGATAGAAGGATGGGATCCAAATAAATTTTATGCAACAGTAGATTTACCAACCCGTCAAAATTTACAGGCTTTAACCCAGCAATCAGAACAAGGCATTACTTCATCTCAAGAATTTTTAGATGATTACATGTCTAGAGGGGAAAGTCAAGAAATTCCTGAAACTGGTCCACGGGGTGAGGAGGTTGAAGCAGTTCGTGGTCCCCGTGGAGAAGACATGGGGGACATTGCTGCTGAATATGGAGCAGGCTTCCCTAAAACACCTAAATGGATGATTGAGTTAGAAAAGGAATATAACAAGGTTAAAGACAAACCATTTAGTCCAGGTAGGCCAAAACCTGGTCGGGGCATGGGCGATACTTGGGAAGGTCCTGTGCGAGAAGCACAAGCGCCTGCGTTCGATGAACAGAAAGCATTGATCGCAGCACAGGCAGCTGGTTCCTACCGCAAACGTGGAGATGTGGAAGATCCTTTCAGATCCGGAGCTTTCGGTTAGTATTTAGTAATACTCTGAATCAGTTCTGTGCCTTCATACGTTCATCTTGCGTATCGTCGCAATGCAAAAGCTGCTGCGCAAAAATACAACGTTAAGCCACAGAAGAACGTAGCAAATATCGAGCGTGCTCGGGAAGACTTTAGTTACTTCTGCGAGTACATGGATGAAAAGAAAAAACCTGCTAAGCATCATCTGGACTGGCACCGTTATTTCATCACGGGTGAAGACAGCAGCTGCTTGATTAAAATTGCTGGTCCCAATATTGATCTTTTAGCTCCACGGGGTTCAGCTAAAAGCACGGTTCTAGGCTTGCTTACAGCTTGGGCAATTGGTATCCACGCTCAAGCCAAGCTCCCGCTTCAGATTCTTTACCTTTCGTATACGGTTGATATTGCTCGCTCCAAATCGGCCACCATCAAGCGCATCATTGAGAGTAAAAAATACCAAGAAGTTTTTCCTACCGTACGCCTTCTGAAGAACGTCACTAGCAATGAGTATTGGTCCATTGACCATAAATTTGCTGGTATTGACGTAACCGGTGATGAACAATTTACACTCTGCGCTGCTGGCCTTAAGGGTTCGGTGACCTCCAAGCGTTCTCACCTGGTGATGATTGATGACGCCATTAAATCAGCCGCAGATATCTCTAACCCTGACATTCGAAAGATGATGCAAGATAACTGGAATGCGGTGATTGCACCCACCATGTTTGAAGGTGCTAGAGCCATCTGTCTTGGTACCCGATTTAGGCATGATGATATTCATGTCACGACATTCAATGAACAAAATAATTGGACCCAAATTGTTCTTTCTGCTATCCAAAATGATCCAGTAACAGGAGACGAAGAATCTTATTGGCCTGAAATGTGGTCACTGGATTATCTAAAAGAAAAGAAACGGCAGGCACCTATTGCTTTTTCGTTTCAGTACATGAATCAGATCGTTCGTCAGAATGAACTCTCTCTTGCTCCTGAACTGATTGTTAAAGCAGAAATTTCAACAGAGTTTGACACCCTTGGCATTGGGGTTGACCTATCAGCTGGCGTCAAAGAAAAGAATGATTACACCGTCATGATCTTGGGTGGCCGTATTGGCGACCGTATCCACATCATTGATTACCGGCGTATTCGTGTCATGGGCAACCTTGAAAAACTGGATGCCATGAAGGAGCTGCTCAACGATTGGTCTGTTATTGGAAAAGATGATAATGGAAATTATTTTCCAACGTACTCCACTTGCGATATTTGGTCAGAAGCCGTTCAGTACCAGGCCTCTCTCGAGGCTGATTTCAAACGGGTTTGCCTCAATAACGAAGGTCTCTACAACCTGATTTGGCATCCAGTTAAGGGGTTCCGTGCTGACAAGTTGGCACGCTTTAGGGGAATTATTGGCATGTTCGAGGATCGTAAAATCATTTTTAACCGTTACCGGAACTTCACAAATCTCTTCGAGGAACTCACGAATTTCGGCGTCAGTAGCCATGACGACTGTGTTGATGCTTTGGTTTGGTTGGTAACCGGACTTGCAAGAAAAGGTCAACTGCATCTTGATTTTTAAAATTAGAATTAGAAAAAAGCAATTCCAAAAGTCGTGGGTCCCGAATACATTGCTCTAGTTTTGACAACTATTGCTTCTGCGCTGAGCGGTGGCACCTGGGTTGCCAATAAAATTCTAAGCCGTCAGAACCAGGATATCCAGCAGGCTTTTAATTACACCAATTCACAGAAACGTAGGATTGACATCTTGGAAGATCAGATTAATCGCATGCCGTTGGATTACGTTTTGAAGGTGGACTTCTTAAGAGAAATCCAAGAAATGCATGATAACTTTCGCGAAATCAATAATAAGCTTGATAAGCTAATGGAAAAGCTTTTGACAAAATGAGCTACATCCTTGAGGTGGAGGAAGATGAGAACGGTGAACAGTTTCTCACTTTCCCCGAAGAACTGATGGAAGAGCTGGGCTGGAAAGAAGGCGATATTCTTAATTGGGACATGCAAGGTGATGGCATCCACATTTCCAAGGTTGCCGATCCATCTTTGTATGAACTGGAAGAAGACGAGTAAAATAAAAAAATCGAAATAGAAGGACATGCTTTATACCACGCAACCAGGTGGATTTTACGGCGGCGGCATGGGCAACGAAGGCGCCATGCGTCCCCCAGCAGTTCGCTTCAATCCTTCTCAGTTGAATGTCCAGCCTGGTCCCGGCTATCTCAATTCTCCTGAGTACAGTCCGTTCCGTCAGGATCAAGATCGTGACCGTTTTATTCTTCACGATCCTCGCTCTGGTGTAGCAGGAAATCCTTTTGGACCTGCATTCCAAATCCCTGGTCAAAAGCCCGGTGGCCAGCCGGTTCTTCCAGGCGAAAGCAAAGAAGAGGTTGAAGGCGTCTACGGTCGCCCTGGTCCTCAGCCGATGCCAGGTACTTCCCCCTTGGGACTCCCTATGGCGATGGGTAGCAGCAATCTTCCTAATGCCATTGGCAATATGGCTGGTTTGGCTAACGCTCAATTTTATCGCGGCCCTCAAATGGGTCAGGCACGAGTTGCATGAAAACAAAGAAGCTGATCAAACAAGCGCTTAAGCATCCCGAGTTATACACTCCTGCTGAGCTAAGTTTCTTTGGTCGTTGGCTTCGGAAGAAAAAAGAAGATAAGAAAACTGCTAAGATCCAAAAAGAAAAGGGGCAACAAGTGAATGGCAACTAGCTCTAACGCCAGATTGCAAGAAATCATCAACGCGTACATCGAGAAGGATGGTAACGCTGTTGTTGATACGAGCGTTGTTGCCTCCCACCTGGCGCAGATGAAGTTGTTTGGCATCCGCCAGGGTGTTGAATTCTTCCCAGGCCAAGACAACTTTGGAAATCAGCGCAAGGATTTTATTGATCGCGTCCTGAAGTACAACCAACTAGACACCCGACTGGATTCCATTTGGGATTACTTTTTATGTGATGGCAAAGGACTGTTTTATATCCGTCCTACCAAACAGAATTACAGACTTTATTATTTCCGCGAGCACGAGTACCGCAGCTTCTACAACGTAGACGGTGAGCTGGAAGAAGTGATCATCATCTACAGCTACAAGGTACGTCGAGGCTTCGGCTTTGGTGACAACATCAATGTCACCAACGTAACCGGTAGCGCCACCACGGCTGACCAAGGTGCCAAGCGATATATCAAACTTTCGATCAAGGCCAAGGTAATTGAAGAAACGCACTCGGAAGGGGAGATGTCTTTCGAGATGCCTTCCTTTGCCAACCCTGGTAAAACCAAAACATTCAAGAACTCCCTCGGTTTTATCCCTTGCGTTGAGATCTTCAACAATCCCAAGGGTTTTTCCATGGAGGGGTATGGCGAGTTTGATTCGGTAGCCAACCATATTGCGACGCACGATGAGTTGGTGCGTACCATGCGGAAGAACGTGCAGTTCTTTGGCAACCCAACTCTTCTGTCGTCTCGTCCCAAGACTGACCTGATGGAATCCGGCACGGATGGTGCCGTTCAGCGTCCGTCCATTGCAGCAAACTCTGGCTTCGGCAGCCTGAGTGCATACAGCCGTTCCACCTTCAAGCAAGATCCCATCACCCGTGGTGTTGACGGCCAGATTCGGGTGCCACGTGTGATTGCAAATCTGGAGCCAAACGATCGTGTTGGTTACATTGTCCCTGATGCCATCACTGGTGACCAGAACGCATTTGCACGTCAGTATCGGGAAGAGATTCGTACTGCCCTAGGCGGCGTGGATGAACTTTCTATTTCTGCTGGCGTCACCGCAACGGAATACAAATCTTTGTTTGGTCGCGTTGCGGCAACATCGAAGAAAAAAGCAAATGCTATTTACACCCATGGTATTTGCCGTTGCTTGGAACTAATTATTTTCCAAGAAGAAAAGATGTTCCGCGAAACGCTGGCTGCTGCTGCTGGCATCGAGAAACCAATCGAGCCAGCGGATGGAGCAAGTGAGGATGAGCTGGATCTATATGAAGCTGCATTAGATGGCTTCAATACACAGATCAAGCAGTTAATGCTTGCTTCCGTGCAAACCCAGCAAATCCCCCCTGGTGTCACCGGCCTGATCCCAGACGGTGATGTCACGATTCTTTGGAGATGGTTAGGCCCTGTCTACGAAGATTCGACGCAAGATATTCTGAACAATTCCATTGTTGTTCGAAATCTGCAAGAATTAGGTGTTGATAGCATTGAAGCACTGAAATACCTCTTTCCGTCAAAAACGGATGAGGAACGGGCCGAGATGTTATCTGGGTTCCCGTTCAGGATGGTGAACGAATTACAGAGTGCATACTCTTCTTTCGCTCGCTTAGTGGGGGGCATGATGCAGACCCCTCACCCGCAATCACCGGATTTACCGATGGCTGCGGATCCCAGACTGGATTTAACTCCATATCTGTATCGAACTTTAGAGGCCTTACAAAAGGAGATGAGTTATGCAGGACGCTACCGTCCAATCGATCCCACAGACGAGCCAACCGTCGCCCGTAGCGGTAGCTCCAAGCAGCTACGTGGTGGCAGCACCTCAGGTGCAATCGGCTCCAGTGGCGTATCAGGTGGGTACCAGCTACCCCCAAGCAGTGCCCCAGGCGAGCCCCAGCTACCAATCCGCCCCGTCTCAGTACGCCCCCCAATCCCCCTTGGCCCCGGCGGCGGAATCAATCTCGAATCCGTGGGAATCGGCGTTCAACAAGGTGGTGAACCTGCTGAGCGCACCAGTTCAATCCCCGTTCCAGGGTCAACAGTCGGCACCGACGACCTATACCCCGGCCAACTACGGGTTGACCAGCCCCCAAGCTACGCCACAATCGGCTCCGCCGACCTCATATCCCAGCCAGGCATACTCGCCCAGCTATTCCCAAACCTCCTCGACTCCATCCTTGGAGGCGATCGCGGATTACGTGGGAATGGGCCAGGAGTCCCGCCAGGTGATGGACGCGTTCGGGATCGAGGCACCAGCAATCCTGAACAACTACGCTCTCCAGCTGGAAACAATGCTGGACAGCGCCGTCGCGTGGGGAAATCGCGCAAGTGACACCATCAAGAATTACGCTGAGTTTGCTGTAAACGAGCACCAAGAGAACCTCGCTTACAACGAAATTCTGACCAATCCTGATGTGCTTAGCGATTACACGCTGAAGTTCTTTGGTCCCGAAGGGCCTTATCCGGTTTACGAAAGTGAGGCTCAATTGGAAACCCCTGGTTATCCCACCCAACAGGTTCAACAACCTGAACTGGGCTTCATGCCCGCTCCTCCTGCCGCTGCTGCTCCCCAGCAACCCGGCAATTTCTGGGGCGATTTTAATGAAATGATGGCTCGTGATCCCCAGAATGCTTGGCGCGTTCTGAACCAGGCTCAGCCTCAAGTTGTCGCGAACAAATTGTTTGTGATGGAGTGATAGTTTGTCGGTAATTGAATAAATTACCG